GTTCATATACACCAACAGTATCAGTTTCTTTAATAGATATTAGCCTGTATAATTCTTCAGCTAACTCTGATGTAACTAAACTCCATACAGTATTAGGTGTGATATAAGCACTTAATGGAGTAGTAATGGTAATTACAGTATGATCACCCATACTATTAGTTATACTATGGTCAGTTGTAGTAAATACTGGGGTACCTGAACTAATATCTATGTTAGTTAATCGTATAGAATAACTATATGATGAGGATAAATATACAGATCTATCTAATGTAATTGATGTACTGGAGTTTACTTGTAATATACGCCCAGCTATTACTAATCCTGTACGATTATTATCTGCTACTTTTATTAAATCACCAGGCCTTAAATATGCTGATTCAATTGAGGCCTTAAATACTACTACATTAGATTCTACTCTTTCAGTATATAGTATCCATTTTCCGACCCTATGAGCCTGCCCTCTAGAAGTGCACCCAAATGCTACTATTTCAGTTGGGTTATACCCATATCTCTCTATAGCTTCTCTATCTTCTACATATTCTATCCTTTGTTTAAATAAAGAATCTGGGTCATTCCATGTTACTAGGGCGGCTGTATGAATTACCTTTCTTGAAGCTCCACTATATACAAAGGTACCTTCTAGAACATTGGACGATGAGAATTGTAATACAGGGCTAGTAGTAGAGGCATCTTGACTTAAAGTTACAGTGCCATTTCCATAGTATACCATACCTCTAAATGCAGAAGCTAAATCTGTCAATAGTTTTATGGCATCCTCTCTAGTTTGTAAGTAAGTATTAATTGTAAATCTTGGCTCCATACCCCCATAACCATTAGGTATAAATTCATCACAATATTGAGCAATAGTATATAAAGACCATTTATCCACCATACTACTACTAATATACTCACCTAGACCATAACGCTCATTAGTTACTAAATCGTAGAAAACCCATGCTGGATTGTTACAATATACAGCTGGTGTAAAGGTGCCATCCCATATACCACTATAGTTTCTAGAAGTAGGGCTATAGTTAGACGGTACGCGGATTTTTAGTAATTGTACGTGATAACCTCTTGTTGGTATTGTATTAAACTGCTCAGAGTCTAATTCAATACCACATAGGGCAGAGTTTGGGTATCTTAATTTAGCATCTGTTAACTCTGTATAGGAATAAAAATTAGTACGATTCTGTACTTTACTATCAGAACTATCATCGGTAACTCTAATTGCAGTTATTGTAAAGTAATCACTAGGGCTAGTTCGTGGTAGTATGATAGTATGTGATTTTCTATACCCAGAGGTAGTTTTACCCGTAAGTACTTGGTTAATCACTTCAACTATAGTTGAACCATTCTTTTTTACTTCTAGTTGGTATTCAACAGTAGATCCTACAATATCCCCATTACTCTCGTATTTTACTAATCCTGGAAGTTCTATAGTTGCTCTTACTCTATCTACTATAGGACTATTAATAGTAACTACCTTAGTAATTGACTTCTTAAACTCTCCCGGTCCAGTTTTTTCTAACTCTACTGAGCTGAACCCTGGGATATAATCTTGGTTAGGGGTACCAGTTCTAAACGTATAATTAAATCCTGTAAAATTATATGATCCATCTGCATTTTTAACTGGTGTATCGTTTAAATATATAGATCTTTCGTCTCCAGTTACTAATCCTACTATCTCACCCTCGGAAATTAGATCAAGTACTTTTGCTTTTGCTGTAGATTTTAAATTATCTGATGCTTCTACTGGAGTATGGGAAGCACCTTTACCACCACCACCACCATTATGTACTCTAATATTATTAGCAATATATGTATGGTTATCTTCTACTATTAAGTTATATACAGTAGTAGTAGCAAAAAACTTAGATTTGGTTAAAGGTCTTAATAGACCATAAACATCTACTAAACTAATTAGTTCTGTTACTTTTCCTAACTCGCAAAAACTATTATCACTAGTTAATACCCAATGATTAGGTGTAGCATATAGAGGAGTATCCTTACCCCATATATGGTATTCCCATACATCCTTATTATTATGTGTATTAACTTCTAAAACTTTGGAACTATGTAGTATACCTTTATCATCAAAAGATATAACAGTATCACCTACTAGTATATTTTCTATACTGATGTATCCTGACTCAGTAAGTACTAAAGTACCTGCTAGGAAGCATCCGCCGCCACCAGCTCCGCTAATAATGTCATGTAAGGCTCTATCCATATGCTATTCTACTGTTATGCCCGCACTAATGACACTAGATCCAACTATAAGTTCTCCGTACCCTACTGGTACAGGTTGACCTTGTTGAATAGTATTTATAGCACCATTAAAATAAGTATTGGGAGTATTGTTGGCAGCCTCACTTGGTCCTTTAGATTTAGGAACAGGGAATAATAACGCTGATATACCACTCATAAGTAGTGCCATACCAATATTAGTTACTACACTTGCTGCTAATGAACTACCTAGTACGCCCTCTAGTAAACCACCAGCTACTACCTGTACACCGGGCACAAAAAGTAATAGTGCTCCAACTATGATTAATCCAGCTTTGCCAGATCCAGCTATAGCAGGTACAATATGTATATCATCAGAGTCACGTAATGGTAGGCTTATACTATTTACATCCCTATCAATATTACCAGTCCTTATAAAGAATCCTGGTTTATACTCTAGTAAAAATTGTTCAAAACCTTTAAAATTTGCACGTAAAGCACTAATAGTTTCGGGGATGGAGTCTACTACTAGATCAATTCTATCTGTAAATTTTGTCGCTAGTTCACCGTATAGGTAAATTGTTCTCATATCTATATACTCCTACACACCTTTGTAACCAATAGCCACCTAGTACATCTTTTGAAGATAATCTGCCTCTAACATGATGCAATATAGTATTTTGGTCATATTTTATTGCACAATGGTTTGGTACTTTAGAACTATCATCTTGCATTAAAATAATGTCATATTTTTTTAAAGTATTATCCAATACCTTTGTAAACCCATACTCCCTATACATATTATTGAAATAATCTGTATCTAAAAACCAGTTAGGATTTACCTCTAAAGGTCTTGGTAGTTTTATACCTAATTCCTGTATATAAATATCTTGTACTAGGGACCAGCAATCTAATGTTCCAAAGTTATACTCTCTACCTATCAATGGTATAGAATACTGCTCTGGAAGTATAACTTCTATATTATTTGATTCTATAGCATATATTACCCAAGGAATCTTACCGTTATTGCATCCACGAATATCCGATTGTGTAGGTTTAGCATCTGTGCCTAAATGACTATGGTACACGGCAGCTACCTCACCTAAACTACTGGCTCTAATATAGTCTATTGGATCTATAATAAAGTTATGTGGGTTAGTTGAGATATTATTACACTCTTTTAATATTAGTCTGCCTTTAAATATAATAGCTAGTGCGCATGATTCTTTAGTTGTATGCTGTTTAGAATACTCTTTGAATTTAAGAGTACAATCCTGCTCCAGGAAATCCACCATAGTTTAATGTACCCGTTGTACCAAATCTTAACTCACAATCAGAGAGTTTTTTACCACATTTGTCTAAATTTGGGTCTGTAGTTGACCCACCCATTTCTGTATACATATCACTACCAGTATAGTTACACTCAGCAGAGCGATATCTCCACGAACATAAATTTTGAATTACTAGTCTTCTAGGTAATTTTATAGAGCTTATATCTAAAGCAGATACTAGTTCAAACTCTGCATATGTATTACTTTCAAAGGATTTTCTATCAACATAATAAATTTCATCTGGAAAGTAAGCTGTTGGATCAGCAGAACTATTACCAGATATAAAATTAATAGCGTCTAAGTATATTAATAGTGTGCGTTTTCTAGTTAACTTAGCACCAATCATATCATTATACTCTTGTGTTAGAGCAGTTATTATACCACCAATATTAGATACTTTAATCTTTGGTGTAGGAAGAGTGCCCTGACCATTCCATTCAATACCGTCCATTGTTAGGGGCAAAGGTTGGTACACTTCACCTTGCCAGGTAATTGGAGTATTCAACTCTGTTGTACCTGGAAAAAATCTATAAATATCAGAAATATTACCAGAAATGCTAGATAAGTCTATTATATATAAACTAACTATATTACTAACATTATTTTTTAATAGCTCTTCTAGTATCATAAGTCGAATACCTGTTCAAAATTGCACTTAATAGTTCTACTTATATGTGAGGTATACTCAGTAGACCACTCGGTACATATAACTAAATAAGTTATTAATTCCCCTGGAGGATTAAATAGAAACGCTTCAGTACCATTTCTAGCAGTAAGAAAACTTTCTATATTAGCGGAAGTAGTAAGGCTAACGTTTATAAAGCTTAACTCCCAACTACTTGCAATATTATTTATTCCTTCCGATACTCTTTGAGAGTACCCCTCACCAAATTTTATTTGGTGAGAGTTAGTCTTAGTAGTTTTAGAAAATGATTTAGCAGGTATATAAGTAAATAATGATGGCATAATTACCTTCTACTGTATAGCAGTCCATTAGGTTTCATTTGATTCATAATTTCCTGTTGTATACTAGCTTTTATAGAGCTGGTTAAGTTGGTGCTTAGCTCTTTTGCCTGATCTACTTTAGTATCTGCAGAGCCATTAGAATTAATTGTAACTGTAACATGTGTTTCTCCAACAGTAACACTTGAAGATCCATTACCTTTTAAAGTTACGGGTATAGTACGATTATCTGGTAAGGGTACGTAGGCCTCATTTTTTCTACCTTCGCCATATAGAGCTAATTGAGGTGAGTTAGCAATACCTCCACTAGAATATGTTTTGAGAGGTATCCTGCCAGAGGAGGACATAATACCTCCTTTAGCGAACATAGCACCAGCCTCTATTTGATTAGTAGCTGCACTAGGCATAAAACCTACTGAAGCTGGAGCACCAAAAGCCGTAAATGCTGCCTTTAAGCCTATACCAAGTACAGTATTTACTAGCCCAGAGGAGGACCCTCCGGAAGATCTTTGTATAACACTATTTAATATATTAGGTAGTTGACCAGTCAATAATTTAGATGCACTTAATATTCCATAGCCACCAGTTTCTATATCTGTTGCTGCGTCACCAATTTTCTCACCACCTTTACTAATAAGTTTACTAGATTTATCAGATCTATCGGTAGATACTAATGAGTAGTCTGGTTTAAATGGTTGAATTGCTTCTGAAGCATTTAGGCCTACTGAGCTATTAATACCAGTCTGTGGTATAATAGTCTCCAATTTGCCAAAAGTTCCGGTAAGTCTATCTACTGTTACACCTAATTCTTCTAATACAACAGTTACTGGACTAGTAGCATCACCTAATTTATCAATAGAAGTCAGTGTATCACTAGTTATAATAGATGAAGCACCAGAACTAATTGTATCAGTAGGTGTGGTAGACTGTTGTGTAATTGTCTTAGGCTCAATTAGTGAACCTAGTCTATCTATTGATAAACTAAGATTGTCCATATTAGAGACCCATACATCTGCTGATAGACTATCCTCCATTGGAGTACTAGATTGCATACCCTGCATTTGTCTACTTTTTGCTTCATCCCACCTTTTATTTAAAAATTCTTGTACACTTTTTGGAGTATCTGCGGTATCTTGGTTATCCTTATTAAGTACATGGGAACGTACCACTGAATCTATAGTATCGTTAGTTCTAAAAGTATTTGGTATACTTACCTCATATGGTAGGCTTTGATCACCTATACCAAACGTTTTAACTTTATCTGGTTCTATTTGTAAAGTAGGTGTAGGCTTACTATTGCTATATCCTGGATAATTACCTTCTAACATTCTTCTTTGTCTTAATTCCTCTACAGCAAAAGATGTTCTTGATGAATCTTCAGTTAATACTTTAGCCTGCTGATCAACATACTCCGGGCTTTTCATATATAGACTTTGTATTAAAGAAGTAATAGTAGTATTAAGCTCACTTAATCTTTCACTATTAGTAGTTAAGTTTATACCTAATTTATCCGCCGCTTTTTCTTGATTAGATCTATTATCATAACCAAAATATTTCATTGATGATAACATCATTTGTTTAATTTGGTTTTTAAATAGGTCAGTGGCCATATTTCTAAACATGTCACTTAAGGTTAGACGTACCATATCTCTAAAGGCTACCCAAGATACTTTAGTCTCATCCATCTTTTGTAGCATAGTAGTAAAATTATCTGTTATAGTATCAGCAGCATCTACTATACCTACAACGAATTGAGACATAGCAGATTTAGATTTACCCATAGTTTCTTCGATTCTATCTGCCATTAAAGTAAGGGCAGCATTTAATCCTTCACCACTAAATAGATCCTTCCAACGACCTTCTTTTTCAATTATTTTAAGTGTTAACTCATCTTGTTGCTTAAGCATTTCAGTTAATTTACTAACTTTAGTGAGTTTACTATTCAGTGCATCCTGCTCTAAGGTAATGAGTTTAGCTTTTGCTTCATCATCTCCCTTTTCTGCTAAGCTTACTAATTGAGCGCGTTTAGTAGTTAGTATAGATTGCTCTAACTTATCTTGTTCCAATAAACTAGATACGCCCATAGCATTATAATTAGCTATTGAACCATACTCTTTATTCATACTCAATAGTAAACTAGAGTAAGAAGATGCTAGATCTACTTGTTGACTTAGATTATCAGAAAGTTTTTCAGTTACTGCTAATAACTCTTTTCTTTTTTGAGTATCATCCTGTGTTCTTAACTGCGCGGGGGTACTATCTATTACCTTTTTACCCCTTTGTAGGTCTTCTAAATCTCTTTTTGACTGCTCATAAGCCAATACTTCTTCACTACCACTTTTCTTTCCTTTAGATTTACTTAGTAACTCGTTTGTCTTATTACTAAGTATATCTAATTCTCTATCATTTTCTAGTATTGATTGCTCGGCTTGTAGTATGTTTAATTTACTTTCTAGCCTATTAGATAAGAAAGTGGAGTCTAATAAAGATACCTCATTAATTTCTTTAGTAATAGAGTCAATTTGACTCTTTTTATCATTTATTTTAATTCTATAGTCTTTACTAATCGCATCATCACCTTCCAGAAGCTTAGCTTTATTATCCATTACTGAAAAATCTGGTCTGCCAGCCTCTATAGTTTTACGTTTTAGACCAGATATTATACTAGCACCTTCTAAGCTGTTTTTTGTTGAGGCTACTTCTACTAATTTTGATGCTATAGCTGGGTCTAGTTTAATTGAAGAAGAGCTGCTTAATAAGCGATTTAATAAATCTTCTGAGCCACCACTTTTATCTATTTTAGTGGTTATAGGCAAACTAGCTATAGCCCCTTCTACAGCTATACGTATATTGTCAGTGTTTCTTTTCTGCTCTTCTTTTATGCTCTCTGCATTAGTTCGCTCCATAGCTACCTGAAGATCAATTATTCTATTTTCAGTAGCATACTCTGCTCTAATAGCCTTAGCCTGTCCGGCTTTAGAAAAACTGCCAAAATATTGAGATGTTTTAAGCTTTGAAGCTAGAATAGTTTGTGCCAAGGATGCGCGTCCAGCTGTAGTAGCTAAGTCTGCTAGGCTTTTTGAGGCTTTTAATGAATAGTTTATATAGTCTTGCTGTACTTTTTCGATTCCACCATAAGAATTGATAATAGAAGCTGAGCCTAAGCTGATAGACTTTGCTCTATCATCCGTGGCCTTCTTTTGCTTCGTAGGATCAGAACCGGCCAATTCCATAGCGGTTTTATAGTTATTATTAGCATCTACTTGTACTCTATTAAGTGCAGTACGTAAATGATCTAGATCTGCTGGTAGGCTCACACCAGACATTTGTTCAAACTGACTTGTAATTCCAGATAAAAATTCTTGAATATTGGCACTAGATTTAGTAATGTTAGTTTTATCTAGCAGTTTAATAGCCTGTGCACTAGAGGCACTAAAAGCATTTAGGGCTTTTAATTCCTTGGATTGATTAGTAATAGATATAATATAGTCACTAGAAATATCATTCAATTCTTTTAGATTTTTTGACATTCCTGACGCTGTATCTGCGTAGTCTTTTGCCTCTTTCTTCAGTTTGGGGTCGTTTAGAGCACTGAATACTTTTCTAATTACTTCTTCTGTATCCCCAAAACCCATAGCATTAGCTCTTCTAAAAGATGCTGTAGCTGTATTACTAGCACCTTTAATATTTGTTGTAAAAGTATCTTTATTAGCAGCTGCAAATTTCTTATCTGTAGCTATCCTCCTGTCAAATTCTTCCATAAGAGGATCCATAGAAGTTGAGCCTCCAATACCTCCATACCCAAGAGTAAACATATTAGTTATGTCCTCAAAGTACTTTGTTAATGGCCCGGCGTTAGCTGTAAAATCATTATACTTCTTCATAGACTCAGATACTGCATCTAAAGATTCTGAGAAGCTCATAGCAGCAGAAGCATTTAATTCAAATATAGAGTGAAAGTCTCCAGCTGTCTTTAAATCTTCACTAATTTTTTTACTTAGATCAAGTTTACTATTTAAAGAAGTCATACTTTCTTCAAATTTAGTTGCATGATCTGTAGTAAGCCCCAATGCATTAGTTATACCACCTAGTACAGGTAGTAATATTGCTGCTGCGGCACCCCACACAGAAAAAGTACCTAATAGTCTTCCTACACTTATAGTTAATGCACCTAGTCCCCCACGTAGTCTTAGCATACCAGCTTCAAAAGGACTTAAGTTAAGTTTCGCAATCTCTTTATTTAGCTCTGCGAAACCGTTACGAAAACCTAACAGTTCTGTTTTTTCATATGCTGCTGATAAAGCCTTTCTTTTATTAGCTACATGTTGTAGTGCCTCTCCCTCTAATTTAAGACTTTGTAGGGCCTGTTCATGTGCATGCGTAGTAGCATTAGCCGAAGCAGCTTGACCGGCAGATAGAGACATTTCTCTCACTAATCCAGAATCACCTGCTAAACTTTGTAGGGCTGTCTGCTGTACTTGTAGCTTTTTTAGTTCCTTATCGGCGGTTTTACCTAATTTAGATAGGGATTCTTCTTTTCTTCTTATTTTTTCATCTATTGAGCGCAAAGCAGTATCCACTGCACTCATAGCTTTTTTAGTGTTAGCTTCTATATCTTCAGGTTTGCCCCAAAGTAAAGAATTAATATTACCAGTTAAATTATTAAAATCCTTCTTACTTAGTGTTTTTTGTAATCCCTTCTCTAGATTAGATTGGGTTTCTTTCAGAGCTACCTGTGATAGTCTTTTTTCTTCATTTTTTGCATCTATTAAGGCTTTTTGTTTAGATTCAATAGCCGCTATCTGTGATGCTACTGCATCTTGTGCTGCTTTACTAGAAGCAATCCATGCCTCTCTCATATTACCAATAGCAGGTATAGCTTGCTTTAGTAGTAAACCTACTATAGCAGTCATCCCCAATAAAAGCGCTACTGGACTTTGTGATAACATACTCACAAAAGGACCTAGCACAGAGTTCATCACAGCTAACACACCAGTACCTAAGTCCTTAACTGTAGAAAGCAGTTTAGAGAAGGGGTTAGCTGCTTGGTCGGCTAATTCCTTATACTTACTAATACCTTGTGTAGTTACTGCATTTACGAAAGCTTGTCTACGTTCGTAATCTGTTAATACTGATACAGTTTTGCCTAAAGTTTTTGCATAAGCTTTATTTGCATCATCTACTTTTACCATTAAGCCTAGTTCATCTAATAGTTCCGGTTCTATTTTAATAGTACCACGGAATACACGTTGTAAGGCATCGGTCATATCACGACCTAGTGCTATAGATGCACCTTTTGCTACGGTGGTTAATTCTTTTATTTGTTTAGTAGTTAAACCAGCAGAACTAGCTAAAGACGCAGAACCTAGAGCATCAGACATAGAGATAGCTCCATCCGTAAGATTCTTCATATCTTTAGCTAAGCCATTTA